AAGTTGTATGGAGTAAAATAATAAAATGGCACAAGAAACGTTAAAAATTACGATAACCGCAGACAATCAACAAGCGGTTAAAAATATACAAGAAACAGTTACCGCAACAACAAAGTTAGGTACTGCATTTAAAACGTTGCCAAGTACAAGTAATCAAGCAACAAATGCTTTAACTAATTTATCAAGAGTTGCACAGGATGCTCCTTATGGATTTATAGGTATTGCGAATAACTTAAACCCTTTATTAGAATCTTTCCAAAGATTAAAAGTTGAAGCAGGTAGTACAGGTGGTGCTTTAAAACAAATGGCACAAGGTTTAATGGGTCCAGCAGGTATTGGTTTAGCATTGGGTGCAGTTTCATCTATTATAATCGCATTTGGTCCTAAAATAGCTGATTTTATAAGTGGTACAAATGAAGCATCTAAAGCTGAAGATAAATTTGCTACAAGTCTAAAAGATGCAAGAGCCGAAGCAAGCGAAACAGGAATAAGATTACAAGCATATTTAACAATAAGTGAAAATGCAAATGTAAGTGAGGAAAGAAGGTCAGAGGCATTTAAGGCGGTTGTAAGTGAATTAGCAAAAGTAAATAGTGCTTATGCTTCAACAATTACAAATGTTGACCAAGCAAGAAAAGCGGTTGATTTATATACGCAATCTTTAGTAAATCAAGCATTAACATCAAGATATATTGACCAAATTGCTGATAAGACTATTGCTTTAGCTGATGCAAATAAAAAGATACTACTTTCAGGTAGAGAATATTATAAGCAATTAGCAATTGGCAACTCTCTTATAAATCAAAATGTTTATGCAACAATTGGTCAAGCAGATGTAATAAATAATGCTGCTAAAGCTAATATAAATGCAAGAAAAGAAGCTAATGGATTAAAGACTGAAATAATAGGTTTAAAAACAGTAGTTAATGATTTATATGTTGCTGCTACTAAAGACCCTTTTTTCACTTTTAATAAAGGTGCAAAAGATTTAGCAAAATCAACAAAGGAAGTTGCAGACAATATTCAAAAAATAGGTGGTCAAGGAAAACCAATTACAGAAGGAATGACTGCTCCTGTTTTAATGGAAAGAGGTGGAGTGCCATCTATAACACCACCAACAGGAAATGCTCCTTTAGGTGGCAGAGAAAGTGGTTTTAATGCAATTGTAAACTCATATGAAATATTAAAAGCATCACAAGCATTGAAAGGTTACAATATGCAATTGGAATTAGCTAATAATATTACAGATACAATAACTCCTGCATTTCAAACTATGTTTCAATCTATGGCAAATGGAGAAAGTATTAGTGTTGCATTAGAAGAATCATTTAAACAAATTATTGCTCAATTAACTGCTATGATTGTTAAGGCTTTATTATTTAAGGCAGTTATGAGCGCATTAGGAATATCGCCAGTAGGCGCAGGAGGTGGTGGATTTGCAAACTTTAGTCCTTTTAGTTCTTCAAATGAAGGTGGTGGGTTTGTGTTAAGAGGACAAGATTTATTATTAGCTACAAATAGAGCGCAAAAGGCATCTAATCTTAAAGGACAAAACATTAGTTTAGCATAATGGCATACGGATTAAGATATACTATAAGTCAAATTCTAAGAAATGAGAATACTCAAACAATAGAAATTTACGAACAAGACTATACTGATGATGTAGTTAAAAGCTATATTCCTACTTCTATAATATTACAACCTAATTCAAGCGAAGAATATCCTTATCCTTCTATAATTAGTACTCAATTAACTTTTAGTATAATATTAGAAACGGAAGATGATTACGAGCAATTTCCAGACGTTCTTAGTAAAAACAATAGAAAATATTGGGTAGTTTATAAAGAGGGTGCTGATGTTATATGGAGAGGGTTTTTATTTAATGATTATGCTCAAGTAGGTTTTAGTACTGGCATAAATGAAGCATCTTTAGTTTGTATTGATGCAATTTCTTTTTTACAAGATCAAGAATATCAAATTGAGGAAACTGATAGTATTAACACAAGGCAGCAATGGTTGGGTTTAATATGTAATGCATTAAAGTTTTTAGGATATCCAGAGGATTTATATTTAGTTATAGCTTGTTCTTTTTATGCTGAAGGAATGTTAGATAGGGCAGATGGTAATTCAAATGAGCCGTTTGCTCAAATATATCAATATAAAAGGGATTTTGTAGGTGTTAGCTATTACAATATTCTTGAAAATATGTTAAGTACTTTTAATTGTAGAATGTATCAATCAAATGGAGATTGGTGGATTACTTCTACTATGGAGGTAGCTGCTCCAACAAGATATTATACAAAATATGAAATAGGAGTTACTACAACAGTACATAGTTCTGGAGTTTTAAATAATGTAATTGATATTGAACCTTATCAAGATGGCAACGTTCATTTTATAGATAATAGTCAAACGAAAATATTAAGAAAAGGATTTTATAATATACAATTAAAAAATCCGTATGCATCTCCTCTTAATTTAATACATAATGCAAATTTAAAATCAACTACTGGCACTTCGCCAAATTTTGGTGCTTATGGTTGGTTTACTACTTTAACAGGTACGGCTCAGGCTTATGTTATAGAATATCCAGATGAACAATTTAATAGTTACTATCTAAGTGCTGGAAATGGAGATGCTTATTTGGAAATATTAGCTTTAATAAATCAATATTTTTATACACCTTATGTTGGTGGAGTACCTTTAAAATTAAGCATTGAGCATAAGAACAGTGGTACAATGAAGATACAAATAGCTTTATTTGATACTGGTTCAGGAAATAAATACTTACAAAGTAATGGGCTTTGGAATTCAAACCCTGCTACTTATATAGATTTTCCAGCTTGGGATGGTAAAAGTGATTGGTCTACTTTTAATTTAACAATACCTCCATTTTTAACAAGTCCATTTAGTTCTGCTTTTTTAAATGGGTATTTAAATGTTAAAATATTAGTACCTGATAATAGTACAGAACTTAGAAACTTTATACTACAACAAGATGCAGAGGTGCAATATGCAGTAATAAGTAGTGATTCAACTGAAGAAAAATCTACGCAAAAAGTATTTGAAATACCTTACGGACAAATTTACCCTGCACCAACTGGTCTTCAAATTTTAAGTTTAGGTTCAATATACAATAGTAGTGGAGTGTTATTAAAGAATTGGTATTTTGAATATTTAGATATAGATAGAACGGAAATAACTAATTTTATTGCTTATCAGTATATTAAGATTTACCAAAGAAATATAGCTACTTTAGAAGCGGACTTGGGAGCAATACAAGCAGATAATGGATATATTAATTTAGATAAAGTATATACTGTAACAGATACATTAACTGGTAACTTATCTTATAATGGCAAACAATTTGTTATAAATAGATTAAGTACTAATTCATATTACAATCAAGTAAATGGCATTCAATTGATGGAGATATTTTATGATGAGGAACCAGTAATTACATTTATTCAATATATTACCAATACAGGACAACTTGGTCCGTTTTGGAATCTTAATTTAAATATAAATCTTTAATATATATAACTTATAAATAATGGCATCAGTAATAAACGGAACGAACATAGTATTATACAAGTACGACACAAATAAGCAATACTATTTTAATGGTTCTATAAATCAAGGAGTAACAGTAAATGGTTTTGCTTGTAGAGAGTTAAGCACAACTCAATTAGTTGCTAGTTCAACTGATTTTGGTAAGACAGGAGCAGGGGTTATAGCTTCTTTCATAACAGATGTTAGTGATCCTAATATTACTCAGATTAGTGCTGGTACATGGGGTATAGCAGCTTATTATTCTATAGCTACCGCCTTTTCAGGTGCTAAAGTGCAATACAAGTTATATAAATATGCTGGTTCAACAGCTACCTTAATAACTACTTCAGAAGAAACCACATTAACATCTCTTAGTAAGACATTATATACTACTTATATGGCTGTTCCTACAACAGCTTTGTTAAATACTGATAGAATAATCATAGAGGTACTTTACTTAGGT